CCATCGGAATCTTGACCGCCCTCATCGCCCTGGCGACCGGCGCGAAGGAGTTCCTTGCCACCGGCACCATCCCCGACATCGGCCTCATCGCCGCCGCACTCACCAGTGCATGGGGTCTGTGGATGGCGAAAGATCACGACGCCCGACTCTAATGAAATGCCGCCCGCAGTTCGCCTTCGCCTTGGCCGTCGCGCTCATCCTTGGTGGATGCGTGACAATCCCCTTGCCGCCGGTGGACGGCGAGAAGACGCAAGCGGGCGACTGGGGCAGTATCAAAATTATGGTCACCTACGTTCCCAACATCACAAACCTCTACAACTCCTACAAGGAGTGGAAAAAGCCCGAACAATGAAGTCATTCGTAGAACGCCAACTCGTCCGCTTGCTGCTTAGTCGCGGCGGCCCGATCCTGCAAAAGCTCGTCACCGCTGCCGCTGCTGCTGCGCTGACTTACGTTGCCACCAAGAGCGGCCTCGACATCCGCGCCCTGGGCGTGAACGAAGCGGTCATCGCCGGCATCATCTGGGGCATCATCGACGTGATCGTCACCAAGCTGCCCGCGAACATCCTCAAAGACTACGGCAAGCAAATCCAAGCGCTTCTCAACGCCCACGGTCGCGGCGTCTTGCTCAAGGAAGACGGCTTTGTCGGTCCCGTGACCGTGGAAGCAGCCGCCGCCGAACTCGCCCATCGCCAATGATCCCTCGCGACCGGCCACAGCAAAAACGCGCAGACACCGAGCGGCAACTGAAGTCCGCCGGTGTCACGGACGTGGTCTGCCTGGTCGGCATTCGTGGCTACTACCGCGATAGCATGGGGGCCAAGGGGAAGAACGATACCGGACTTTTCGATGACGCCATTATTCTCGTTTCGCCCAACGTGCATGCGTGTTGGAACGCGAACGTCGATCCGTCCCGCCTCGGCTGGAACCCCAAGGTCCGCAAGCCGATGGCGCAGCTCAAGGCTGGCGTCTATCGCTACAAGATCGGCAAACACGGCATCCGCAGCGGAAAACCCTACACCGCCTTGGTGCAGGCTGGTCCGGTGACAGTGCATCGCGGCGACAAGGAAGAGACAGGGTTTTTCGGCATAAACATCCACGCCGCCGGCCGCACGACATCCTCGGAAGGCTGTCAGACGGTCCCGCGTGCTGGCGGGCAATGGGATTCCCTGATCGCCACCGTGCAGTCCGAGATGAAGCGCAACAACGCCAAGACAGTCTCTTACGTCCTCACCCAGCCCCGCAAGGATCTGGCCTAACCCTCAACCCTTAACTCTCAACTAATCATGGCCAAGACAATCGCACAACTAACCGCCCTCGCCGCGACGCCGGATGCCGCAGATGAATTTGTCATCTCCGACGGCGGTGTCACCAAAAAGATCACCGCGACCAACGTGGCCGCCGCCGCGTGGGAACTGACCGGCAATAAGTCGCTGGCCGACGCTGCCAACATCGTCCTTGGCACTACGACCGGCAGCAAGATCGGCACGGCCACCACGCAAAAGCTCGGGTTCTGGAACGCCACGCCCATCGTGCAGCCCGCCGCCGCTGCTCAGGCTGCCCTGACCAACAGCACCGGCGGCACGGCCGATGGGACGCTGGCGGCGGTTAGCGGCACCGGCGACGACACGGACATCAACAACAACTTCACCGAGTTGCACACGCTGCTTAACGCCATCCGCACGGCATTGGTCAACTCGGGCATAATGAAAGGCGCGGCATAATTTATGGCCCTTGAGTCGCCAATTCTACGAGACGGAGACGCCGGTTTTGTCGGCTACGCTTCACGGTTAAACCCCGTGGCGTTGCCGGCCGGCATGCTCCAGCTCTCGGAGAACATGCGATTGGATCGCGGCGTGGCCGTGACCCGCAAAGGGGCGAAGCGGCTGGCCGATGACATTTCTCCCGGGGAAGTGCCGCTGACCATTCCCTTTGTGCTGACTGATCCGGGTCCGGTCATCAAGTCGTCCTACACCGGCGGCATCTTCGCCTCGGCCGTTATGCGCTCGCCGGATGAGGTGAACAGCATGGAAGTCGTTGTCCTCGCCGGACCCGACCGCGCTTTCACCTACCTAACCGATGGCAGCCTGCAATTCTCGGCGGCTTGGGCCAGCGGCGTCTTAGCGGTAGACAGCAATGAAAACTTGGAGACCGACACCGGCGAGGAGCTAACGGTCAGCCTACTGCCTGCCACATTGTCTTATCCAACCGGGAGCACCGACGAGACGGTGGAGCCAACTGATAACGTCTCAATGATCCAAGCCTTTGACCGGCTTTACCTGCTGCGCGAGGCGGATACCTCGCAGCCTGGCTGGGAGCAGAAATACACGAATGCCAGCGGGATCACGGTCAGCGGAACCGCGGCGACCGTTAACGTGACCGGGCACGGATATGCAGCCGCCAGCCGCGTGCGGATCGAAGGATCGAGCGCCAGTGCTGCATTTGACGGCCACGAATACGACATCGCCACGGTCGCAACGGACTCTTTCACCATCACCGTTCCCAGCGGAACTGCTCCGCATGCGGTCGCCAACATCAAGGTGCGCCGCGTCAAACCACCCCTGTATTGGAGCGGCGAGCCGACGACCAGCTTTGTCCGAACCACGGCGGGAATTCCCAATGTCGGCATCAGCTTCCGGCGGCTTCGGTCAACGGCTTGGGCGACCTACATCAACAACCGCCTCATCGTGCCGGACGGCAAGCAGAACGTCATGTTGTCGGACATCTTTGATCCCGATGTCTTCGATCCTTTCTGGCAGAGCTTCCGCGTCGGCGTGGGCGGCGACGACAGGGTCATGGCGGTTCACCCGTGGGTGGATGGCACGTTTCTCGTCTTCTGCCGCAAATCCATCTGGCTCGCGCAGGTCAATCAGTTTGCCTCAACCGATGGCAGCGCGTTCTCGGTGGACACGCCGATCAGCAAGCTCGAACTCCTAACCGACGAGATCGGCTGCGCCGCACGCCGGACCATCTGCACGGCGGGGCAATTCATCTACTTTCTTAGTGACGCTGGCGTTTATCGCTTGGACTCGAGACTTGATCTCAAGTTGCGCGGCCAGACCTTGCCGCTCAGTGACCCGATTGCCAACCAGCTCCAAGACCTCAACGCGGATCTGGTCGAGAACAGCGTGGCGCTCTACTTCGACAACCGCTACTTCCTCGCCGTCCCGCTGGCCAATGCGACCGACAGCAACAACGGCGTCTTTATTTTCAACCAATTGAACGAGCATTGGGAGACGAGGGATTTATACGGCTTCGGAGTCGGTAATTTCTTGGTAAGCGACCTGAGCAACCGCCGCCGCATCCTCATCAGCAACCGAGCCGGCAAGCTCATGCTTCTTGAGGAAATCGAAGGGGGCGACCAATCGCCGGACGCGCAGGCCGATGTTATCACGCCGATCGCCGGTCGCATCCGCACGCGGCGCTATGGGTTTGGCAGTATGAGCACCAAGCGCTTCGTCCGCAGCCTCGCCGATGTTGTCCTTCCAGACACCGCCTCAGTCACGGTCAAAGCTATTACAATCAACCCCGACGCGGAGATTACGCTAGTGCCAGGACAGACCAACACCTCGGGCCTGAGCGAAGACTACACCCTCAAGCAGCCGATCCGCGCCAAGGCGCACTACTGCGAATTAGAATTTTTAACAACGGCCAACCGGCCAGAAATCCGCAACGTCAGCATCGAGGCCGCTGGCCCGTCGCTGCCGCCGACCGAAACCCGCAACGCAGCTTAAAATTATGGCACAACTCAGCAAAGGCAAAACCTTCACCTCGGGCGAGACCGTGGAACCGGCCGACCTGCACAACCTCGTAGACCTCGCCGCGATCAGCAACATCGTCGACGCCGACATCAAGAGCGATGCGGCGATTGATGGAACCAAGATCGCCCCAGCCTTCGGCGCCCAAGACATCACCGTCAGCACCGCCAACCGTTCGATCACTAACACGGGCAACTTTGCGCTGTCGTTTGGGACGAATAATACGGAGCGGGTAAGGATTTCTAATTCTGGTGATGTTGGCATCGGAAACACCAGCCCGACCGCAAAATTGGACGTAACAGGTAACATCCGAGTCTCTGGCCACAACCAGCTTCAAATTTTTAATTCAGCCGCGACGAGTGGCGTTAGTATTCAGACGGACAATGCTGCATCTGCTGCGATGGCGTTTAGCACCGGAGGGTCTGAACGCATGCGTATCGACGGCAGCGGGAATGTGGGGATTGGGACCACATCCACCGCCGATCAAAAGGTATTTATTTCTACTGGAGCACAATGGAGCGTCAACAATATCGGAGCTAATCTTGTCGTTGGCGGATCGCGGAATAACGGCATTGGATTACTGGATTCTTCAAACGCAAACCCGTGGGCCATAGCAA